CCTGATTATGTTTATGAGAGTGGAGATATATTTGAGGATAAAAATATATTACAAGTTGATACAAACCCAATGTATATAGATGCGGTAGCTTCAATACAAGAATTATCAATATTAGTCAAAGAACTTTCAGCACAAAATGATATACTAAAACAAGAAATTATAAATCTTAAAACTAATTAAAATAAAATAAAGCATGAAGAAATAAAAAAGAAATGGAAATATGTATATACAATATTCTAAATGATACTAATAGTACTATTACTTCTCCACCATGGATTCCAATGCCAAGCGGAAGTTCTAATATATAACATAAAAATTTTGGGAAAGAAGACCCTACAAAAATAATAAGTAAATAAACAATTAAATAATATAAAAACAAAGTATTTACTATATAGCGTATATATTTATAGATGATAGAGAAACATATTAATAAACTAAAAAATCAAAAAAAATGTCTTTAGGTATTGAAAAATTAAAACCTGCAATTCAACATTTAGCTCAATTGATTTCTGCATCTACTAAAGTAGATGTGAATGGAAACGGTATAGTTGATACTTCTGAAATTTTCGGTATTGTACAAGTATTAGTATTCAAAGTGATTGCTATTTACGGAACATTACCTGCTGCTTTAGCAGAATTAAAGGATGTTGACTCTGTAGAGAGAGCTGAGTTAGTAAAGGTATTCAATGAAAACTTCGATTTATCAGATGATGTAGTTGAGAGTTTATTAGAGGAGTGGTTTGTATTAATTGACCAAGTTATTACACTATCTTCAAAAACAGTAACTAAATTCTCAAAGTAATCGTAAAGTAAGCAACTGAGAAGAAAACTAGATTAAGAGAACCCCATCTATGATGGGGTTTTTTATTATAATATAATATATTTATAGTAAGAATTGGTATTAGGTAATAGCAAATAAAGTAAGGAAAAGATGGCAAACATCCCTATTTGGCCGGGTTCGGCATCATTCTTTCAAGGAGACACTCCCTATGGAACATATGATAATGAATATGCATTTCAGCAAGATGCAGACATGATTGCAGATTGGTGTGCAAGGAGATTAGGCTACCCTATAGTGGATGTAGAATTACAACAATCAAACTTTTTTGCAGCATTTGAGGAGGCAGTAACTGAATATGGTTCTCAAGTAAATACTTATGTCAGTAGAGATAACTTACTATATTTATTGGGAGTAAATACAGGTTCTCAAAGTTTAACTCAAGAGTATGTAGATGCTAACAATTCTTCAATATTCAAGTTATCAGAGCATTACGGAACACCTGTAGGTGTGGGAGGAAATGTTACATATTTCACAGGTAGTTTACAAATACGGCAAGATAAACAAACATATGATTTATCTAAGGATACCTCAATTGCACTAGAATCAGGTTCATTTATCAATGGTAATTACACAATAAGAAAAATACATCATTATCCAATACCTGCATTAGTAAGGTATCAAGACCCATACGGAGGTTCAGGATTAGGCACACAAGGATTAATAAATGGTTTTGAACTAGGAGGTTATACGGCTGCTGCAAGTTTCATGCTATATCCTTTAAATGCTGATTTACTTAGAGTGCAAGGAATAGAATTTAATGATTTAATTAGAAAGAGTGCATATAGTTTTCGTTTAGTAAATAATAGATTAACTATATTCCCAATACCTTTACGAGATACTACACTACACTTTGAGTATACTTTAAATAATATGGAAAGTAATCCATTAAAACGGGGGAGAGGACGCATAAGCGATTACTCAAATGTACCCTATAGTAACATGGTATACTCACGTATAAATGCAATGGGAAAACAATGGATAAAAAAATATACATTAGCACTATCTAAAGAGATGTTAGGATATGTAAGAAGTAAATACAGTTCTATACCGATACCTGAATCAGATATTACATTGAATGGTGATGCATTACTAAGTGCAGCAGAAGCAGAAAAAACATCATTAATTGAAGAGTTAAAAGAAATTCTAGACCAATTCTCAAGACAGAATTTACTAGAAAGAAAAGCAGCTGAATCAGAAGCATTGCAAGTTGAAATGAGTAGAGTACCTTTAAGATTTTATATAGGATGATAAAATTATTAGATATATTAAAAGAAGTTGATTATTCATTACATGTGAATAGATATGATGAATTTGACGTAGATAAATTAAAAAAGTATGGGGGAGGTACAGATGCTTTAGTTATGATGAAGGGGAGAGGTACGGGACATTTTGGCTCAGGAACTTACCTATCAACATATAAACAAATCTCCGATTTTAATGTAGATTCTTCTGAAGTAAAAGATATATTAACAAAAAATTATGGAAAACCTCTTATAAAAGTAGATGGAGGTACATATGCTATAGATTTAGATAGGTACAATTTATATAAACCAAAAAATGAAAAACACGCAGAAATTTTATTTGAATTATTAAAGAATATTAATGATTTATTTTTTTCGGTAGAAGCAGATACGAATTCAGTATTAAAAAAAGGATATCTAACTGATATACTTGATAGTTGTAAAAAGTTAAATTTAAAATTTACTAAAGAATTCGTAAAAAAGGTAAAGTATGAAGTTCTCCCAAATTATTCAAAAAATCGGGGGGGAGGTGAAGACTTAAAATATATAGCAAGTATATCTACTATGTTTATGGAAGACAATGGTTGGAACGGAGTTAATGTGAATAATATACCTATGTTCGATAACACAAGACATGGTTCTGTAATTTATGATATGAAAAGTGTGGTGGATGTTCCAAAACAAACTTCACCCTACTATGCTGATATATTTTCTAATAATACAGAAACTTTAAAAGATATTATAAAAACAATAAATAAATATAGTTTCTCCATTCCTAATATTACTCAATTATCAAATTCACAAATAAATAGATTATTAAAATTGATTCAATATGATAAATTGTCTTTTTATAATTATGTTTCTGATTTTGAATATCAACGAGAAAATTATAAAATAGACTCAAGTCAAATAGAGCATATAAAGAATATATATCCAAAAATAATATATAATAAAATAAAAGATTTAGATTTTGAAAATAAAGAAATTAGTGACGAAATATATGGATTTTTAATTATGTATTTAGATAAAAATCCAAATGATTATGATAAGAAATATTTGAATTACTTGTATAAAAATTATAATAATAGTAGATTTAGTATTCCTAAAAATGGAAAAAAAATATTAAATAATTATTTAGAAAGTTTAGATTATGAATCTTTAGATAAATATGAAAAATCAGATTATGATAATTTAAAAGACGATATACAATAATATAATATTATGGCATTATTCGGAGGTTCAAGAGATGTAAGTTTAATAAGAAGATTGAATAGAGAATTAATTAACTCTATAATCAATACTGAAGTCATAGTATATAAAATAGCTACGCAGTATACCAAAATAAATATATATGGTGAATCTTCCAAAAAAATATTTTTTAATCCAATGAGGGTTAATTCTCTAATAACAAGAGAAGAAAAAGATTATGACGGTGATGAATTAACTACATATATTAGAAATATATCATTTTCATTTCTTAGAGATGATTTAAAAGATTTAAATCTTGTAATACAAGAAGGTGATATAATTAAATGGGATTCTGAATACTACGAATTAAATTACGTAGGTTCAAATCAATTATGGACAGGACGAAATCCTGATACATTACTAGCAACTGTAGAAGATGGAAGAGATGCATTTGGTTATAATGTAAGTATTATTGCAAGAGGTATGAAAATAACAGCAGACCGCTTAGGAATTGAAAATGTAATGACTCCGAGAAATAGCATATATGATTTACCAAATAGAATATAATGGCAGAAAATCCTAATATATCATTAACGGGTGTTGACCCACCATTTAACAGAGCGTATGAAACGAGGAGGGATAATGACACCTTTAGAACTCCTGCCATAACATTATATGATGTTGATTATGCAGTTATGCATTATTTAAAGAACACAATAAATGCACAAGTTGAACAGAATGATTCAATGATTGATGTTCCTATAGTTTATGCATCTGCCGAAATTTGGAATCAAATACAGGCAAGAGGATACATGAGGGATAAACAAGGGAAGATACTAGCTCCATACGGAACTATTAGAAGAATATCAATGTCTGAGGATGAAAGATTTAAAAAATTAGATGTTAACTATGGTTCTGCTACGATATCTATAAATCCAAAACAAAGGAATTTTGAAAATATCAGAGACCAACATGCAACATTATCTAATTCTAAATTTTCTGATGAGTATTATATATCAGTACTACCTGAGTTTTATATAATTGAATATGAACTAATATTGTTTAGTTATTATATAGAGCAAATGAATTCGATAGTTCAAGATATAATTCCAACAAGTAATTTTAGTTGGGGAGATTCATTTAAATTTAAGACAAGAGTTGGAGATATAAATTTTGATACTATAAACCCAACAACTACAGAAAGACTAGTGAAGGCTACTACATCATTGACGGTGGATGCAAGATTACAATCTGAATTTGAGTTAAGAAAATCAACAATACAGAAGGCATATACGACTAAAAGAATTGTATTTAGAACGGAACAATCATCATTTGATATAAATGCTGTTGATAGATTCCCAAATGAACAGGAGTGATATAATTTTGAAAAATTTAAGTACTATTTATATTTAGAAAACAATTATTAAATTCAATAAGATAAAAAATGGCTAACGAAAGATTTGTAAGTCCGGGTGTATTCACGAGAGAACAAGACCTAAGTTTCCTTCCTCAAGAGATACAATCAATTGGAGCAGCAGTGATTGGCCCTACCCTATACGGCCCTGCTTTTAGACCTACCTCAGTATCAAATTATTCTGAATACCTTAGAGCATTCGGTAATAGTTTTATCAGTGGTTCAGGAGCTTTTGCACAAGAATTCAAATTTTTGACAAACTATACTGCACAAGAGTATTTAAGATACGGTGATAATCTAACAGTTGTTAGAATCATAAATAGTAATGCAACTATAGCCAAAACTAATGTAGTTAGTTCGGGTTCATATAAGGCATTCTTAAACAGAGGTAAGACTAAAACTAATCTTACAGCATCACATTTTAATGAGGCATCTGCTTCATTTAAAATTCATTTAATGTCAGAAGGTTTATATGGTAATAGTGGTACTAATATTGCATCTAATAATGGTATTGAAGACCCATCTACAACTCAAGCATTAGGATTACTATCATCAACTTATGGTACAAGATATAATTTTAGATGGGAAGTAAACAATGTTAATGTTAGAAGAGGTACATTTAACTTAACACTCAGAAGAGGTGATGACAGAACAGGTAGAAAAGTTGTTATTGAACAATTTAGTAATGTCTCACTAGACCCAAATGATGCGGGATATTTACCAAGAGTTGTTGGAGACCAAGTATATACTTTAAGAGGTACAGGAACAGGAAGACCTTATCTTCAATTATCAGGTTCATATCCAAATCGTTCAAGATACATTAGAGTTGAGATTCTGAAGAATACATTAAACTATTTGAATGAAGCAGGTGGTATTAGAAGTGGTGCATTATCTGCATCCCTACCCGCTGCTGTATCAGGAACTTTCGGATTTGGAAGTGATGGATATGTTCAACATCCAAGAGCTTTTTATAATAGCATTGTAGCAAGTAATACTCAAGGATTTAATTTAGCTCAAGGAGCAGCAGGAATTAGTGGTTCTACGGCTTATTATGATGCAATTGATATCTTGTCGAATGCTGATGAATATGATATTAACACTCTCTACATTCCCGGTTTACTACAAGAGGCAGGAGGAAAACACAGTGATATCATCACACATGCCATCGCAATGTGCGAAGAAAGAGGTGATGTCTTCCTAGTAGTTGACCCAACTAAGTATGGTGATTCTATTGGACAAGCTCAATTAGCAGGTGAAGCAAGAAATTCTAACTTTGCAGCAATGTATTATCCATGGCTACAAGTTGCAGACCCTGACCTTAACAGAAACGTATGGCTACCACCATCTTGCTTAGTAGCAGGTGTGATATCGTTTAACGATTATGTTAGTTTCCCATGGTTTGCTCCTGCGGGTTTGAATAGAGGTGGAATTGAAATTGCAGTACAAGCTGAGACTAAATTATCTACCTCAATGAGAGATGATTTATATGCAAGTAATATAAATCCGATAGCTACATACCCAAGAGAAGGTGTTGTAGTTTGGGGTCAAAAGACACTACAGAAAAAACGTTCAGCATTAGATAGAATTAACGTTAGACGTTTACTTATAGCAGCTAAAAAGTTTGTTGCATCAACATCAAGATACTTAGTATTTGAACAAAATACAGTACAAACAAGAAAAAGATTTGTTGATATTGTTACACCTTATTTCCAAGATGTAAGACAGAAGCAAGGATTATTCGATTTTAGAGTAGTAATGGATGAAACAAATAATACTGCGGAGGTTATTGATAGGAATGAATTGAGAGGTGCAATATATTTGAAGCCAACAAGAACTGCGGAATTCGTTATTATTGATTTCTTTGTACTACCAACAGGAGCTGTATTCCCAAGTGATTCTCCTGAAGGAATAGGCAATGATTAAAAAAATAATTAACACTATATTTATATAAAACAAAATAACCATGTCAGCACAATATCGTAATAATTTTCAGTTTGTCGATATGAAGCAGCAAAATCGCTTCATAATGAGCATACAGTCCTATTATGAAGCGGGAGAGCAATCATATTTAATCAAGACTACGGATATACCATCTATAGAAAATAATCCTGTAGCTGTCGACACCATCAACTCTGAATTCAAAATTAAGGGTAAATCAAGATGGCAAGATATTTCAGTAACTTTCTATGACCCTTATGAGTCTTTAACAGCACGTAAAAGTGGTGCTGCTGTTGCTCATAGTTGGTTGAATGATGACCATCACAATTCAAGAACGGATGTAGATGAGTACATGTCAACTTATAAGAAGAAGATAACATTATACTATGTTCCACCTCAAGGAGATATTAACGGTCTCACAGGTGCTTATTGGGAATTGAATGGTGCATTTTTTGCGAATATCAATTGGGGTAGTTTTGATGTATCTTCAGATGATTTAGTAGCTGTTGAAGCTACAATATCTTATGATTGGGCAGAATTCTTTGCATCATAAACAAAACAATTAGTCTTAAAAAATAGTTATTAATAAAAAGTTTTAAATATGAATTTAGATACAAGTTATCCAAAGAAAGATGTTACTTCCGAAACGGAAAGTTCTATCGTAACTCAAGGAGACAAAGAAACTGTAGGGTATAGAATACCTACAGAAATTATAGACCTACCATCAAGAGGACTACTTTACCCAAAAGATAGTCCTCTTCATAGTGGGACTGTAGAGATTAAATATATGACTGCAAAGGAGGAGGATATCCTAACTACAGAGTCTTATATTAAAAAAGGAATCGTAATCGATAAATTCTTAGAATCATTAATAGTCACTGAAGGTATACGACTAGATGATTTACTAGTTGGTGACATCGATGCTATTACGGTTGCTGCTAGAATATTCGGATACGGTAGTGAATATGATGTTCATATTGAAACTCCATCAGGAAAGAAGCAGAGAGAAATTATTGATTTATCTGAAATAAGTTTAAAATACTTAGATGACCAATTTGTAGACACTGTTGGATTAAATGAATTTAAGTATGAACTTCCATCATCTAAGGTTAATATCACCTTTAAGATGTTGAAACAACTTGACCAAAAAAAGTTGCAAGAAGACATAGAAAAGAATAAAAAAATATTTAACGGACTATCAAAAATATCTTCAACACAATTGAAACATTATATATTATCAGTAGATGGTAATTATGATGCTAAGTATGTTAGAGATTTTGTGGATAAGAACATATTAGCATCTGATGCGAGAGCTTTGAGAAAATATATTGAAGAAGTTCAGCCCGGTATAAATCTGTCAGTGGAGGTGGCAGATAAAGAAACAGGGGAGACCTTTCGCATTAATGCTCCCATCGGGGTACAGTTTTTTTGGCCTGACATTAAGTCATAAACTAGATGTTTATAAACAACTTCTAAACATAAGTTACAACAGCAAAGGTTCATTATCATTTACTGAAGTGTATAATCTTCCTGTCTATGTAAGACGTATTTACATAGATGAGATACAGAGGTATGTAAAAGAAGAAAATCCTAAGCAAAGTAAAAGAAGATAGTATTATTTAGCAATATTTGTTAAATATAGTATTCATATTATATTTATAGTAAAATATTTATATGAACAAGCATAATTCAAAAGTTTTGGAAGAGGGGTTTTTAGCAGGTATACTAGCATTATTCTCATTTGGTAAACAAGTGAAGATGTTACAGAGAATGTATACAGCAAGTAAAGACCCTGAAATACAAGAGTTGATACATGATATAAAGTTCAATGAACAGCGTTACAAAGATGAGATAAGGAGATTAAAGAAGAAAAATCCTAATGTTAAGTAATGGCTAAACAGAACAAAAATCCTTTAAAAGATTTAGAAGATTTAGGAAAAGCAGCGAGAGAAGAGGCTAAGAATTTAGCTTCTGATACTGAACAACTCCAAACTAGACTAAAGCAATTTTTTAAAGAAAATACTAAATTAACATCAGCTCAATTACGTTCTGTTGCTGATGTATTGAAGAAGTATAAGGAATTACAAAAGATACTAAATAATTTAGAAGTAAGTGGTGAGGATTATAAGAATACCGTAGAAAAACTAAGGGATTTATTGGAGGAAACCAATGAGCAGTTAGAGGAAAGTAAATCTTTATATGATATATTACAAAAAAAGCTTAATGAACAATTAAATAGTTTAGATGAGTTTGCTACAATAAAGGATAAGATAAATAATTTAGACCAAGATAGTATAGGATTAGTATCTAAAAATGCTGATAACTTAGATTTGAGTATACAAATATTAAGAGAAAGAGTTAGATTACTAGATAAAGCTCAATCACTTATTGATATTAAAGAGTCTAAATTATTAGTTGATTCAGGTGTTTTTGATGCCTTAGTGAAAAGTGGGGTAGAATTTGACGAAGGAGTTTCATCAATAAGTAAAAAACTTAATGAGTTAAAGAATGATAGAAAAGCATTTATAGACGCTAAAGACACGGCTAATGTAAAAATAATTAATGAAGAAATAAATAGTCTTAGTAGTGAGTTATCAGTGTTAGCTGCTAAAGAAATAGCAAATAAGAAAAAATCAACAAATGCTTTAAAATCTGAGTTAGGAGTTAGAAGAGAGATAAATGATGCATATGAAGATTATGTAAGGAGCGTTGATTCATCGTATACTAAGTATGCTGCTATAGCTAATCTGATTCCTTTCATAGGAGGTAACATATCAAAAGCATTCTTACAAGCTAAAGATATTTCAATAGATGCGGGTAAAGCTATTAGAGATACTTTTATAGAAACTAAAGACCCTATAAAAGCTTTAGCAGCGGGTATGAAAGTTATGAGAGGTCATATCGGTATGATGGGCCCTATCATCGGTGGAATGGTATTTGCATTTAAAGCAGTCCATGGTTTACTGAGTTCAATAAATGAGATAACAAAAGGTATACAAGCTCAAACAGGGTTAGCATCTGTACAGGCATACGATTTATATAAGAATGCACTATCTGCACAAACTGCTTTCCATAATCAACTATCTACATTAGAAGATATAATTGCTGTTCAAACAGCATATATACAACAATATGGAAGATTTTCACAGTTAACTGACACTACATTAGTTCAGATATCAGATGCTGCTAAGGTATTTGGATATGCTGCTGAAACTGCTTCTCAATTGCAGGGTACTTTTATGGAGTTGGGTGCTGATGAAAGTATTGCGGGAAATATGCAAGTTGCTGTGGGTAATTTGGCTAAGGCAAATAAACTCGCACCCGGTGTGATTGCAAAAGACCTAGTAGACAATTCCGAATATCTCGCAACAAATTTCGCAGGAATGCCAATCGAAGCAGCAAAAGCAGCTATAGAGGTTCGTAAATTAGGATATAGTCTATCACAAGCAGCAAAAACTCAAGACCATTTATTCGATGTCCAAGGAAGTTTAACAGCACAGATGGAAGCATCTGTTGCCATGGGTAAATTGATAGATGTGAGTGCTGCAAGGAACTATGCTCTTCAAGGTGATACCGTGAAGATGATGCAAGAAATCTCTAAGCAATCGGGTACTTATGCTGAGTTTCAAAAAGCTTCAGTACCTCAAAGAATGCTTTTAGCAAAAGCATTTGGTATGGAGGTTGGTGAATTGCAGAAGAGTTTATACATACGAGAGAAGTTAACAGGATTATCGGAAGAGGAACAGAAGTATGCTTTAGACCATTTAAAAACTTTGGATGGTGTAGAGAAGATGAGTGCAGGACAATTAAAGTCTGAAATATCAAAAGCTCAACAAGCTGAAAGATTTGATGTAGCATTAAGCAAAATTAAAAATGCACTTATAATAGCTGTACTACCTTTAGTTGAAGCATTAGTTCCTGTGTTAGAAACTGCATCAAATATTATATCGGTGATGGCATTAATAATTAAGGGAGTCGGAGTTGCATTTCAAATTGTTGGATATATTATTGAGGGTTTGCTAATGCCATTACAATTTATAAATGATATAATAGATGATGGTTTAACGGGAGCTGTTAAGAAGTTTGGAGATGGTTTTAATGATGGAATTTTGAGTGCTACAAAAAATGTAATAGGTTTAGTAAGTGGCATAGGAATGGTATATCTTGCATTTTCCAAATTAAGCAAACTAAATTTAGGAAACATCACAGGTATGCTTAATATGGATACCTTAAAAACAAAAGCTAAAGGTATATATGATAGAGTGAAAGGAGCAGTTTCAAGTCGTATGGGAGGTGCTGCACCAACTTCACAAGCTAATGCGGGTGGAGGCATAGGCACAGATTTACAAAATAGTATAAAAGCATCAAAACAAATAAAACCTGAATCAGGGCAAATTGTAAAAGATTTTCTAAAAAGTTTAGCATCAGGTTTGCAATCTATGGGTTCAGGTAAAGCTACTGCGGGTGCAGCAGGATTAACTAAAGCATCTGTAGGATTTACTGCAATGAAACCTGCACTACCTCAAATAAAAGCATTGTCTAAAATAGATGCAGAAATGTTAAAAAAGAATTTACAGGGTTTAGCTTCAGGACTTAGGTCTATGGGTACGGGTAAAACTTTTATGGGTTCTTTAGGATTAGCATTAGCATCCTTAGGATTTATAGTAATGAGACCTGCTATGGTTGGTATTAAAGCTATGGCATCTATTGATGGGGAAATGTTAAAAAAGAATTTGCAAGGTATTGCATCAGGACTAAGGTCTATGGGTACGACTAAAGTTCTATTAGGTTCATTAGCATTAATATTAGCATCTGTTGGATTCATAGCTGCTATACCTGCTGCAATAGGTATGGCAGCATTAGGTTTTGCTGCTCCATTGGCAGCAACAGGTTTAACATTATTAGGTGTAGCATTAAATACATTCGGGGCTGCAATGGCTAACCCTATGGCACTATTAGGATTAGCATTACTTGTGGGAACAGCTGTAGCATTAGGATATGCATTAAGTTTAGCAGCACCTGCTATACAAGCATTTGCTAGTTCTTTAGAATCGATGAGTATGGAAAGAGTACTTGCTATAGGATTGTTAGGCCCTGCATTAATATTATTCAGTGCATCTGCTGTTATAGCAAGTTTAGGATTAATGGCAGCATCCATTGGATTTGCAGCATTTGCATTATCTTTTGGATATTTTGGAGACAAAGTATTACAATATTCTGACCCTATCTCACAACTATCAGATTCTATATTATCTTTAGCTAATAGTTTTAAGGCATTACAATCTGTAGATATGTCTAAAATATCTACAAATGTAAAAACTTTGGGAGATGTTTCAGTAAAATCCAACGCAACTGTAGATACAAAAATAAATTCTAATCCTATAAAAACAAAGAATACATCGAATGTTGATACAGAAACCAATCCTACATATAAAGATAGCAATGCAACATCTCAAAGTACAAATATTAATTATAAATTAGATAGATTACTAAATGTAATGCAACAGTATATATCCATGTCTCCACAGTTAGTTATTGAGTTTGATGATGGTACGGTAAGTAAATTGAAATCAAAACTTAAAAAAACTATATAAATGGCAAAATCAAGAAGTATATCATCTAGTCCTGTAAATAGTCCTAAATCTATCAAACCAAGATTTACTCAATTAATATTTAAAATTATACCATTACAATTAACAGTTACTTTTCCTGCATATCTAAATACTATATCTTCTAGGTTTGCACCTAATTGGCAAGATTTTACAGAAATTGGCAGAGCTGACTCAAAAGTATTACTAGCTTCATTTGCAAAGGACGTAGATTTAAATTTTACCGTGGTTGCAGAAGGAGGTAGGTCAGATACTCAATCAATGTTTAATAAATTAGATGATTTAGCAAAAGGTACACTACCTAATTATTTCGAAGGCAATAAAGGATTTCAAGGTAACTTTGTAAATTTTACAATTGGAGATATATATATTAATGAAATTGGATATATAAACTCTTTAGATTACCAATGGGAAAACGATAAAACAAGTTGGATAGATAATTTACCTGTATTAACAACTGTTAATATGACTCTAAGATGGATAGGTAAAAAAATGCCATCAGCAGCGGAAAATATATTCAGCAATAGAACATAATACTAATGAACAGGTATAGAAAACTAGCATCGGAAATTAAGGATAAGTCTACTGAGAATGAAAGATATAGTTCTACATTTTATCCATCCATACCATTTAGACAAAGCGATTTATATATATATTCTAGGAAATCAGATAGATTGGATTTATTAGCATTTGAATTTTACAAAGACCAAACATTATGGTGGGTTATAGCAAGAGCAAATGATTTAGGTAAAGGTAGTTTTACAGTTCCGTCAGGACGTAGACTTCGTATTCCATATCCTATAGATGAGTTAGAAATTCAAAAATTAATAGAAAATGGACTTACTTAGGCAAAAATTTGATGATACTACATATAGTATAATGTCAACTCGGAAAAAGTTACATTATGATATGCGAAATGGAGCTGAAGACCTTAGTGGTGATTATAAACGTAGATTACCTGCGTGGGCTAGAATATCAATGCCAAACACTAAGTATCCGTCTCTTCAATCTAATTTAGGGGGGTATGAACAAAGCTATGACCATCAAGATACTAATAGACCTGTAAAGGCTATGCTAAAAAGTTTAAGTATAAAGAGAGTTACAGGAAAAGCTGAAAAAATGAATTTAACATTAGAGATAGATGTTGAATTCGAGGTATTTTCTTTTGATGAATTTGTTACTTATTCAAGGGCATATTTACGAAGAGAGAAGGATAGGAATCCGATAACGATAGAATGGGGTAATGGTTCTGATTATGGAGGTAGAGGTAGAGTATCTAATAAAATAGAGGGAGCGTATGTAATAGCGGGAGGTTATTCGAATACAGAATTAAATACATATATATGTAGATTCAATGCGATTGGCCCTGCATCTGCTATAGCAAATCTTGACGTACTATCATGTGATGTATCTTATGTATTTCCTAATCAAGTATTTAAGTATGGTAGCTTAGCATTCTCAGGTACTGAGAATGTTTCTAGCCTAATTACTAAGATAATGTATGACTTACAGGAAGGCGGTTCAAAGAGAACATCTCAGTTCAGTGATGGGTACGAACCTAAATCAGTAGGAATGGCAGGGGGAAATCCTGTTGGAAAGATATACGAATATTTTCCCGGCAGTAATGCCTTCATGGCATTCATATCCTCATTCATGAACAGCAAAGAAGAGAGAACAGGTATAGGTAGTGATGCTCACGAATATATATCCTTACAATATCTTGTAGATTTAATAAATAAAACTATAATTAAGGCAACTAATGATAAGTGTGGAAATAAATTTAAATTTAAAATTGGATTTGAAAAAGAGAATCCATACTCCTCAGTTCCTGCGAATAAGCTAGGTAATAAATTTAGGTCAGGAGACCCTACGTCCGTATTATTTTTGGGGAGAGGTTCAGGAAATTATAAAAATAATGCAGGAAACGGAAAAGATTTTGAAGTAGGAGGCTCATTCTTTAAGTCTAACTGTTTCTTAGGAGACCGTGTTGCTCATAGATACATATTAATAAGTAGAAGATTTGTAGTAGATGAATTACACCTAAAATTTCAAGAATTAAATACTGCTAGAGAAGAATCTACTAAGAACAAAGCAAATAAAACAGATAGAATCTCAGATGTTACATATAGCATTAAAGAATTCTTTGAAACTATCTTTTCGAGAATATCAAGATGTTCAGGTAATTTTGTTAATCTATCATTTAGATTACCTGACCCTACTAAAATAGACGATAAATTTCAATTACAAGAATTAATTATTACAGATGCTTTAGCAGTTAGTGGTGCTCCGCATCCATTATTTGAGTTAGACCCTATAAAAGGTGATGGAAATTCTCTATCATTAATTGTTGAAGGTAAATTACCAACAGATTTAGTTGATTTAGCATTAGTAACGGGCATACGAGAAGGTTCAGGCACTTCAGGTAAAATATCAGAAGACACCGAGTATCCTGACAATGTAGATAAGGAATACAAATCAATTATAAAAAAACTAACTTCAACAGATGAAAAAATAGGAGTATATGCTAGAATGGCTAAAAAAGATTTCAGTGAAGATACTATAGCAGATGCATGTTCATCATTGGCTGAATTTAAAAAAATACATAATGCTATAGAAGTTATTCGAGGTACGAGTACTGATAATAAATTTAGTTTTATGGAATATTTTGATTTAGAAATGAAAATAGAAATGGAAGGGACATATCCTATCATAGCGGGTAATGTATTCACGTCAACAAATTTACCTGATTTTGCAAGACCTAGCAACGGTATTGGGTTTGTTGTAATGGATGTTGAAGATAAAATAGATGCTACAGGAGTTTGGACAACATCTATTAGCACGAGGGCATGTCCATATTTAAACATATAATAAGTATGAGAGAAGTAAAACATACCAAAGGTTTAGAATATTATACTATGAATGGTTTAGAGTATGTTGGACAATATTATATAAATCCTGAAAATAACATTGCATATATATATGACGATATGAAGGTTAATACTAAAATATTAATTCCTAGACATACGTTTAATACAGAAACAATTAGACTTAGAAGTATAACTAAGGGAGGTTACGAAGCACCTATACCTATAAAAATAAAGCCAACTGATTTGGAGTATTCAGTAGGCATAGTAACAAGGTATTTTGTGCAAAAAAGAAATTCACCATTGAATACTATAGTAGAAATAGACTCTGAACAATTCAGTAATATAAAATCTAATTCAAAAAAAAGTGGAATAGATTTAAATATATATAATTCAGTAAGTTTTCAATGGATGATTTCAGGTAATTCAAGGTATGTTCAAAATTTTAATTTAAGACAAATAAGAGATAACTTGAAAGATTTCAAAGGATTAGATAATTTTTTAAAAAATAGTTTGGAATTTTATAAGTAAATTTCAAAAATTTTAAAATAATACAGTATATTTGCATAAAGAAGTTACAAGATATGAATATAGTTATATGCATTCCAAGCAAGTATGGTCACTATCTTGACTCTAAGATAGGATTCATGTCTATATATGATGACTTTGATAAGTCCATAAGACATTATCCTATAGATTTGACAGACGTGGAAAATGTGGAATTACCTAAAATTAGTACGAACTCTGTTGTAGTGAATAAGAGATTATTCGATACTCATTATAAATCTATAATATCTTATGATTTAGAGACTCAAGCTTGGTTGGGTGGTGAATCTGTAGATTTAGATGTTATAAATTTCAAGAAATATCTAAAACATTACAGGAGGTTGGATTACTATAGATATGTTCCATATTATGTATATGTAGCAATGTCTGAGAAACTTATACATACTATTTTAGATTGTAAAAATTGCTTAGACATATCTAAGGCATCTGAATTTTATACAAATGTAGTTTATCCCTCTATAGAAATTATAGAAAAAAATTGTATGTATGTAGAATTAGATTCTTTCAACTCTAATTTTAATAGAAAATATTCCAATAACTTTGTAAAAGTTCTCTATAATATTCATACTAAAACAGGTAGACCATCTAATGTATATGATGGAGTTAACTATTCAGCTATAAATAAAAAAGATGATAGTAGATTGAATTTTATAAGTAGATTTGATAGTGGGTATCTAGTTGAGTATGATTTTGACTCCTATCACATTAGGATTATTGGAAAGTTATTAAACTATGATTTTTCAGATATAGAATCATTACACACACATTTCGCAAAAATGTATTTTAATACGGATACTATTACAGAATCTCAATATGAGGATAGTAAGAAGATAAGTTTTACTTTACTATATAAAGATGATAAAGACTTATGTGATAGGTATAATGTAGATTTTTTTAATAAAGTATATTCACTTAAAGAAAAAATTTGGGAGCAGTACCAAACTATAGGATATATAGAAAGCCCTATAACCCAAAGAAAACTTTCAGTAAGTGATGAAATGAATAAATCAAAACTATTCAGTTATTATATACAAATGATAGAAACTGAACTTTCTATGCTATTTATACATGGAGTGAATACCTTGTTAGACAACAAAAAATCTAAGATGATATTATACACCTATGATTCAATATTAATAGATTATAACGTAGAAGATGGTTATGATTTATTAAAAGATGTAAAAAAAATATTAATTAATAGCAAAGTAAAAAAAGGAAAAAACTACAAAGATATGGAGCTATTTAGCATCGTATGCTAACCAAAAAGATTTATTATGAAAGGACAATTTTTATGTACATTTACTTCTAATGATTCGCTGAGTCTAACTGTTGATTACTTATCAACGTATTATAAAATATATAACAATAAGTTTTATATGTATACAGACAGAGACAATCCACATAGCTCGGTATTAGTTTATAATACTGAAGACAATTTGAGAGATGGTTTGGCTAAGAACACTATATCAATAAATAAGAAGAAACACACAAATACCTTATACACCATTAATGCATTAAATTCATTAATCAAGGTATTGAACAATGGAATTTTAGATAAGAGTTATCAAATAGATTGGGAAAATTATAGGGATGTACTTCTTATAGTGAAGAGATTTCCTGCTGACGAACAGTCTACTTCAGAAGCATATTTTGAAGAGAGATTAGTTTTTGTAAATTTGGATTTTAAAAAATCAATATATCTTTAATTTTAAACAAAATTTTTAAGTTATGCCAATTAATTTCTCAGCTATTCAAGATGATATTAATCGCTTGAATAAAAAAACGTCAAAAGATTCAGCAAAGAATGATGATTTATTTTGGAAACCTGAAAAGGAACACATCATTAGAATCGTCCCCTACCCACACGAGCCAACAGACTCCTTAAGAAGAATTTACTTCCACTACGGTTTATCAGAAAAACCTATTGTCTCACCTGTTACCTACGGAATGGATGACCCAATTATGCAGTGGGCTAAGAAACTACAAGCAGAGGGAAACAAAGATTCTTGGATAAGAGGGAAGAAGCTAGAACCTAAATTGAGAGTATATGCTCCAATTTTGGTAAGAGGGGAAGAAAGCAAGGGAGTTAGATTTTATGGTTTTACGGAAGCTGTTTATGCAACTTTAGCCAAATTTTTAAACAGTGGAGACTACGGAGATATATCAGACTTGACAAATGGTAACGACATCTATGTTGAGTACCATAAGAAGCAAGGAGATGGATATCCTAGTACTTCAATTATGATTAAGCCTAATAAGACCGCTGCGTTTTCTGATAATGAAGTAGGTGCTAAAGCACTATCTGAAGTGCCAAAATTGGAAGATATTTTTAAAGCACCAACGAAAGAGGAGTTGATTAAAGTATTGGAAAATTATCTATATCCAAAGCCTAATACAGATTTTGTAGATAAGGCAATAGGTAATCATATGGCAGGTAATATTGCACCAACTTTTACTCCTAATAATAGTGGTGGAACTTCCCAATCATTAGGCATCCCGTCACCAACTGTTGAATCATCAAATTCATCAAATGCTTTTCCAAGTAATCCGATGACTGTTGAGTCTCCCCAAGTGTCAAACGCTATGCTAGAATTCGAAAGGTTACTTAATTCCAAATAACTAAATAATGTCTAAAAAAAATCATAACTCGATAGAGGAAGATTTAGCTGACTATGTAAACGGTATATTTAAAAAATCTACTGATAAGGTTGCCTATTTCTTAGACGGTTCAGATTCGAATCCATCTGATATATCAGATTGGGTATCCTCAGGGAATGATATGTTAGACATTGCTATTTCAAATAGAAAAAACGGTGGTTTTCCTGTAGGGAGAATCACCGAAATTTCGGGAATGGAGGCATCAGGTAAATCATTATTGGCTTGTCATGCAATGAAATCAACCCAAGAAAAAGGTGGAATAGCTGTTTATATAGATACTGAGAATGCTGCAAGTGAGGAATTCATGAAAGCTATAGGTGTCAATGTGTCTAAGATGTTGTATTTATCAATGTATACTGTAGAAGATATATTTGATACTATAGAACAAATGATTATTGAAATCAGGAAAAAAAACCCTGACATATTACTTACCATTGTTATCGATTCCATAATGGGAGCAACTACCAAAGCAGAAAAAGCTATTGGATTTGATAAACAAGGTTGGAATACTAGTAAGTCCATAATCATATCTCAGGCAATGAGAAAAATTACAAATTATATAGGCAGACACAAAGTATGTCTTATAATTACTAATCAACTTAGAGTAAGATTAGGAGCATTAGGTGGTGACATATATACAACTTCAGGAGGAAAAGGTATACCATTCCACTCATCTGTTAGACTAAGACTAGAAGCAGGTAAAAAAGTATCTGTAGAAAAGAATGGTAAGAAACATCATATCGGAGTAGAGTCTGTTGCTCATGTGAAGAAGAACAGATTAGGGCCTGCCAATAGAAGTATTAGCTATAAAATCTATTACAATTCAGGTATGGACAACTATGGTTCATGGTTGGATGAGATGTCTAATAGAAAGATAGTTGATTTAAATGGTGCATGGTATACTTACAGAGTTGTAGATAAAGAAACAGGAGAGGTACTTGAAGAGATTAAATTCCAATCTAAACAATTTTACGATAAGATTATATCAAATCCAAAATATAAGGAAATTGTTTATAATCATTTATGTGATGAAATGATATTCAAGTATAATATAAATGAAGCTTTGGATACCGACACTATAATAATTGAAGAGGATAACGAAGATGATTACTGATTCATTTGAGGAATTTAAAAAGTTTAAGGAGAGTCAATCCTCAGAAAATGTAGTAGAGGATAAGATTTTGATTGTGGACGGCTTGAATGTTTTTATTAGAAATTTTCAAGCTGTCCCTACATTAAACTATGAAGGAGACCATGTTGGTGGAATACTAGGATTTTTCAGAACTATATATAAAGCAATAGTAGATTACTCGCCAACGTCTATATATGTAGTATTTGATGGAAAAGGTGGAAGTGTTAGGAGAAGACATTTGCATAAAGAATACAAGAATAAAGTATTAAGTGCGGGTAGTTTCAATAGATTTGCTGATACTAGAGGAATTCTAAATGAGAATGAATCTAAAAGAATGCAGTTAAATTTATTAGTTAATTCTCTATCAATAATGCCTGTTAAAACAATTATAATAGATTGTGTGGAGGCTGATGATGTGATAGCATATCTATGTAAACAAGTTCTTAGTAAGGAATCTTCCAAAATTATTATGAGTTCTGACAGAGATTATTTGCAGTTAATAGATGAGAAAACTTTTGTATATTCGCATGAGAAGAAACTATTAATATCGGAAGAATCTACTGTATCATTATATGGTTACACTCCATTAAATTACTTAACATATAGATGTTTTGTGGGTGACAGAACTGATAACATAGCAGGTGTAAAGCAAGTTGGAGAAGTAGGATTGAATAAGCATTTCAATTTAGATACAACAGACAAACACATAACTATAGATGATATAGTAGAGCAAAGTAAGATACAGTACAGTGCGAATCCTAAAGCAAAGATATTCGAAAATATAGTAAATCAGAGTGAGATTGCCTATAGGAATT